CGAAAGATACAGGAAAAAATATAAGAAATCCGTAAAACACTGGCTCGTCACGGAACTCGGACACGTAAACACGGAAAGAATTCACCTACATGGGATAATATTCAAAAAGATAGAAAAAGAAGAACTGAACCAACTTTGGAAATATGGGATCACATGGATCGGAAGCTACGTAAACGAACGTACAATAAACTACATCGTTAAATACATCAATAAACAAGACCCAGATCACAAAAATTACATACCTAAGATTTTGTGCAGTGCAGGGATCGGGAGCAACTATTTAAAAACTTACAACGCAGAAAGGAACAAATTTAATGAAAACGGAACTCGCGAATACTACATAACACGGCAAGGCTATAAACTAAACCTCCCAAGCTACTATCGAAGAAAAATATACAACGACGAAGAGCGTGAGAAATTATGGATCAAAAGACTGGACGAAGGGAAGAGGTGGATCATGGGAGAAAAATTAGACGCCTATAACGAGGAAGAAATTCAAAAAACACTTGAATACTACAGACGTATTAACAAAGAACTCGGTTACAACGACGACGAAAAGAACTTCGACGAAATCGACTACAAAAATAAAATTACGATGTTAAAATTACTAAAAAACGAAAAAGGTAAAAAATAATTACAGATATTTGCAACCAACTTAAAACAAAAAAAATGAAAACAGAAGTAATACTAACAGAAGACTCAAAATTTACACTCGACGACTTCACAAAAAGCACCACAGCCGACAAGCTGAAAGTAAAAGGACAAAGGATCATAACAGTAGGGACAGCTATGCGGATCGATGAACTACACACGCATGTAATTGTACCCTTACTGAAGAAGTTTCCGGAACTCGAGATAACATCAGGATACAGAGATTACAAAACAAACATAGCCGTAGGGGGAGCAACTCACAGCCAACATCTATTTGGGGAAGCGGCAGACATAACCGCAAAAAACCTTACAGATTTGTGGTATACAATTCAGGAAATGGACATCGATCAGGCTATTCGTTACAAAACACACATTCATGTAAGCTACAGGAATAGCAAAATAAATCGTAAACAATTCATCGACAAAACTTTAATAGCAGAAAGGAGGTAATATGGATCAGAATTTAGTAGACATGGTAATTAATACAGCAGTTGCCGTAGTCGCTTACTTTCTAGGTCGGATCTTAAAGAAAGACAAGAAAGTAAAATAGAAAAGGAAAAATGAAACAAGGAGCAAAAGCGGGTAAGAGGGAGGGCATAAGATGGTTTATAAACAACATCTTTATTGACATCGACACGGGAGAGATCCTAAAAATCAGAACAAAAAAAGACCTCGAAAAACGAGGCTATACAATTAAAAAAACAACTCAACAAACAAAATTTCAAAACAATGGAAAAACAGGAATTATTACACGAACAAACGAGTGCCAACACAGCGGACAACTCGAACTATTCTAACTCGAGCTATTCTAACAATTCGGAGGACGACACAAGTTTCGAATTCGTAGAAAAAACACCCTTTGCGATTATGAAAAATAATGGAACGTGGAGTATCACGATGGGAAACTACATCGTAAAGGATGGAATCGAAAGCAAAGAAAAAGCGAAAAACCTGATACGTCAAAAAGATTGGCAAGTACTACTCGTAGCAACAGCGATTTATCAGGAAATGATCAAAGACTTCGAGAAAAGAGAAAAAGAACAAGAAAACACTAACAACTAAAAACAAAAAAAAATGGAAAAAACTTTAGGCGGTGACCGCTTAGGAAGCGGCAAAAAAATGAAAGTTGCGATGCGCAACTATGAGAGGAGCACGCACGACTTGGGCTATATATGGAGAAGTACGATGGCGCCGGGTACATTAGTACCTTTCATGAAAAAGGTTGCTTTACCCGGCGACACGTTCGACATCAACCTGGAGGCAGATGTAAAGACACACCCGACGCTCGGACCATTATTCGGGAGCTTCAAATTACAATTAGACGTATTCATGGCGCCAATCAGACTATACCAAGCAGCATTGCACAACAATAAGTTAGGCATTGGACTGGACATGGACAAAATAAAACTACCAAACATTGAAATAGAAACAAAACCAATCGACCCAAACAGTAACCAAGCAATTGAAAACCAACAAATTTCACAAAGCAGCCTACTGGCTTACTTAGGAATAAGAGGTAACGGTTACAACGCAGACCCAAACTCACAAGCCGGAGCAACAGTGAGAAAATACAACGGAGTTCCAATTCTTGCGTACTGGGACATATATAAAAATTATTACGCAAACAAACAAGAAGGCTTCGGAGCTTACATCACAAGACTAAGCTGGAATCAAACAGAAGGTACTTTCTGGAATGGATCACCAAACTACGGAATTGTAACAATAGCAGAAAACAACAGACTAAGGGTAAACCTACTACACGAAGCCGAAGAGGATGAACTAATGGCACCAGTAGACGGAATATATACACATATAAATGAAATATTCCAAACGTTCATACCGTACGACGAGACAGCCGTAGAATATAAAAACCCAAAAGCAATCTACTTCGGAAAAAAAATCGATTTAAGCAGGCTTAAAATCGATCCCGATAAAGAGAACAAAAAAACTATCGTAGAATGGTTCGACCTGGACAACATCGACGAAATAAGAGAAAAAATACTACAAACACCAACAAGCACGCCATTTAGTATAAACACTTTCAAAAAACCACCATTCAAAGCACTAACAGACTTTGACGCAACAAACCTAAGAAGTTACAACGAAACAAGCATGAACGGACTGGGATTGAAAACATACAACTCGGACATATTCAACAATTGGCTAAGCACAGAATACATCGAAGGCAACGCGGGAATAAACGAAATTACGGCGGTGGACACAAGCGGGGGAAGCTTCAACATCGACACACTCATATTAGCCGAAAAGGTTTACAACATGCTAAACCGTATCGCCGTAAGCGGAGGAACTTACGAAGATTGGTTGCAAGCTGTGTATTCACACGAAGGCTTCAAAAGATTAGAAACACCCGTTTACATGGGCGGAATGAGCAAAGAAGTTATATTCCAAGAAGTTGTGAGCCTTGCAGGAACAGAAAACGAACCGCTTGCAACTCTCGCAGGACGTGGAACAGTAAGTAACAGAAAACGAGGGGGCAAAATAACTATCAAAGTAGACGAACCAAGCTACATTATCGGAATAGTAAGCCTGACACCTCGAATAGATTACTCACAAGGTAACGACTGGGACACGAAACTCACAAGCATAAACGACTTACACAAACCCGCACTCGATCAAATCGGATTTCAGGATTTACCAACTTGGGAAATGGCAGCTTGGGAAATGCACTTCGACGAAATCGGCAATAACATTACATTCAGCGCAGGAAAACAGCCTGCCTGGATTAACTACATGACGGACTTCAACCGAACTTACGGTAACTTCGCAGATCCAGACTCCGAAATGTTTATGACACTGAACAGAAGATACGAAATAAACAAAATGAACGGAAGGATCGCAGACCTCACTACCTACATCGACCCACAGAAATTCAACTACATCTTTGCACAGACAGAACGTGACGCACAAAATTTCTGGATACAAATTGCCTGCGACATAACAGCACGCAGAAAGATGAGCGCGAAAATAATCCCTAACTTATAAAAAAAAAGAAGTATGATAAAACATAAAATCAAACAAGTCACAACGCTACGAATTAACGAAAGCGTAGAAGGCGAAGAAATCGAACAAAAAATCCGAAGAATCGTAGAAAACAAAGAACCGATAAGCGACGCCGCTCCGATCATCTATACAGACAGAAAAGACGGAGTACTACCAGCTTATGACATTAGAACGGATCGATTTGATATTGCTATAGAAGCAATGGACAAAGTAAACAGAAGCAAAATCGCAAAACGCGACGAAGCTTTAAAAACAGAAAGCGAAGGCGAAGCAGAAAGTGCCGGAACGGCAGCCAGCACAAGCGACAAATTAACAGAGTAATTTTTTTGTAAAAACGCAAGCGGTACGCATGTGCTCTATATTATCAAGAGAATCTTGTGTACCGCTTTTTAAAAAAAAGCAGCGAAAAATGGATCCAATAACAATGTTACCAGCAAGCGCAGGAGGTGCTGTAGTAGGACAGGCAATGAATTGGGTAGATGAAGCCCTCTTCGGAAATA